TACGATCAAATGTGTCAAGATTGCGAACAATGGGTAGCAAAAGAGACATATGATCGTGCTGACGAATTGGTCAAAAATGATGCTAAAGAACAGTGTCGAATGGCGCTTGGATGGGTGCAAACTGAAGTTCCAGCAAAAGAGCAAGTTGGAAACTCAGGAGATGCCAAAACAACAAAGAAACCACAGGCGCGAACGCAGGGTTCAACATCTGGTGATGCCAAGACAAATAAAAAGAGTCAAGTGCGTACACAAAGTGGTTTGGATGAAAGTGATTTGGAAACACAATTGCACCATTTTGACATGCGAGAAATGAATTCACACTTGCAAACTGATCCTAATTCTCTTCAACTATCAAAGAAAGTGTTAAATAACATGTACAACTTGGACTTAAAAATTGATGGTGAATGGAGAAGGATGCTCAAACTTATGATGATACGTGGACGTGTGGGTCTCACAGCAGGACATTTGCAGAGTTATTTAGATCGAGCCACTGAGATTCGCATTTGGAATGCAACCAAGAAAGATGGTCATACTTTTCCCACAGACAAACTTAATACTGTTCAAGTATTGGATGTATCTGGAGCAAAGAAAGACCAAATGCTTATTGAATTTCCTCCATCTCTTCACGATCACTTTGATTTGGTGCGGAACATGGCAACATCAATCGAACTCAGTTCGTTTGTGCGAGCTCGAGCTTGCATAGTTGTACCTTTTGAGCAAGGTGCAATCTTGCGAACTGGTCCAGTTGAAAAGAAAGTGGAAAGGCCACGCAAATATAAAGATGCAGAAGGTTCTTACTTGATCTGTGATCGTTTTGAATATGCTGGCATGGAAACTGCTCCAGGTGATTGTGGATCGCCATTGGTTGCCATTGGAACATCTTTGGCCCGGAAATTAATTGGCATTCATGTTTGTGGGAAGCATAACATTGGAGTTGCAAGCCCACTTAATGAACAAGACGTTTTGCATGCTCTAGGCGAATTACCCTTGGAATCACAACTTTTGATGCATGGAGATATGATTCTCAAAGAATTTAAAGCTCCATGGGAGATTGATTTGCCTGAAGGAAATTTCACTGCTGCAGGAGAGAGTTTGTACCAGGTTGCGATGCCTAACAAAACTGCTCTTCGACCAAGTGTTATTGCCGGAAAGCTTCAAACACCAACCACCGCACCATCGGTGCTTTCTAAAGAAGCGATGGACAAAGGTCTTAAGAAAGCGGGAAATATCCCTCCAGAATTGGATGAAGAAATTCTGAAGATTGCTGTGAATGATGTCAAAGCTGTGGTGAATGCAGGTGTGCGAGAAGTGGATCGAGTTCTCACCGAAGAAGAAGCTGTACAAGGTATTCTTGGAGATGATTTTATTCAACCAATTAAAAGGAAAACTTCTCCAGGTTATCCTTACACAGGAGAGATGCCCCCAAGAAAAGGAGCTGGAAAAGAACCTTGGCTTGGGCGTGGAGAAGAATACTGCTTGGATGACAACCTGAGACAAAAAATGAGGAAAAGAATCTCCATGGCGGAGAAAGGTGAAAGAATGCCAGCTCCTTTCATAGATATTTTAAAAGATGAAAGACGCTCATTTGAAAAAATTGCCGTTAAGAAAATGAGAGTGTTTTCTG